TTTTCTTGTAAAAGAAAAAGTCCGCTTTCTTTGGTATTTACCGCATTAGCCACTCGGCGAAGATAGAGAAGCAACGTGGATTGAAAGTCTTTTTCCTCTGGATTTACATCTAGAGATATTGGCAGTTGGTTGGTATTAAGGCTTTGATTGCTTGAGAATGTCATTTGATTAGATGCGCCTTATTTTGTTCTAAACAAAGGTGATGGGCTATATTGATTGTGTACATAGCCAAATTGATTTCATCTCTATTTATAATGCCTTGATTGACATTTTCCATCATACGATCATATTGTCTTTCGGCGACAAACAATCTATCTTCTACGGTATTTTCGTTTCTTTTTTTCATGATGTAAATCCGCTTTACATTATCAATTCACGATTCTTCCACCTTCGCGAAAGTAGCAGTTCATGGCATTTAATTCCATGGGGGCTTGATGAGTTGCAACTTGATTCATGAGAGTATCATCATAGGTTAGACCAATACGCAAATATTGACCGAATTGAGTGCTATAGAAGCGATACCATGCGTATTCGGAACCGGGGATATATGTTTGACTATTCACAGGCGAAGTATTCCAAATTCCACCTTTCGTATATATGCCAAACCCTGTTGAATCAATGCCTGTTAGACTAAAATTGTTAGAATCAATGACTTGGATTGTATAGATGACGCTATTCAATTGAGTCATACCTTGGACATTGGCAATATATATGGCTGTTCCACTGATAAGGCTATGATCGGGACTTGTGATTACGCAAGGATTAGAATTTGTTGCGCCTGTGATAAAACCTGATTGCTGAGAAGAGTTTATCAATTCCTGATTGCCTGTGATAAGATTGGCTTGCTCTCCGAGATATGAATTTACAAATAGTTGCACTGTGACTGCAGGGATTGAAGGAATAGCCAGATTTGAATCCATTTGAAAGTCTATAAAGGAAAGCTTGAATTGCTTACCTTGACCTTGGTATGGATTGAAGTCCTTTCCGACAATATTCATTTTTGGTAATAACGCTAAAAGACCACCACCTATGTATATAGCTGTCGATGTTAATGATATGGCTTCATAAGCTAGAGTTGTTTGGTTCCATTCACTTAATGAAACGGTATTTAAGGATAATGCCGTGACTAAATAAATCTGATTATTTAATCCTGGATCTATTCCATTCCAGAGCATGCCAGAAATATAAATTAATTCACCATTAGCTAGATTATGACTAGGTATAGTGAAAATATTAGGACTGACACCAAAATTTACTGCTGTTATAGTTAAATTTAAAGGATAGAGTAGGAATGATGGTTGTGGCGTTTCTGCATCAGGATTTTCATAAATCGTAATGAAGCCTTGCTGATTTCCTGCTGTGACATAATCAACATATTGCTGGTCGTCAACGTTATCCCAAGAAACTGTGCTATCCCAGAAGGTTGTAAGACTATCCCAAGTAATGCCGAATTGAAATTGAGAAGTCCCAAAGCATGTAATCGTATCTCTAAATTGCGCCCATGTATTGTTTTTATAATTGAAAAGCAAAACAGTTGTTGGATAATCCTGAAAGATTTGATTTGAGGAAGTATCGACGTAATTCCAATAGACAACTTCCTTTTCAAAATCTCGTATGCCATGAACAAAGTTTGGTGCGCTATTTTGAATTTCAAAACTAAACACGGTTTCAGGGATTGCATCATCAAGGCGTGAAACGCCATTAGCTCCTGCTTGAATTACTCCCCGATCACTTACTGCCATGACCCCTTGATCAAATATAATAGGGCTATAAGTGCTGACAGCCCCGAAATCAGAAGAAATTCTTTCAAAGATGAAGGGCAATCCATATTCACCTATATATCTCAATTGCCATGTAGAATATTCAAAGAAGACAATTAATGTATTTCGATAAAAGGCTGCACTGACTATAGATTCATTTGTTGGGGCATCAATAAATCCGCCTCGTCCAAAGATATCCCTACACCAGCCATTTGTTTGATCTGTTGGATCTCCAATTTGACTAAAAACGCATCTGGAAAAGAAATTTGTCGCTCCCGCAGGTCCTCCTGCTGTTGGACCTTCCCATACGTTTAATGCTAAAAGTCGACCGTAATAAGGAATTAGAATTAAAGCTTCATATAATGTTATTGTAGCTGTGACTAGAGGTTTTAAATCTGTCCAAGTGGTATTATTATAATATCTAGGTGGATCGTAAGGTGTGGCAGCCCCAGAGGTAATATTATTATTTGTCACAAAGAAATATCTTAAATCAGGTGTAGCACCTTGATAATTGGCTGACCAAAAGAAATCTGTATTTGTTCCTGACCAAGTTGTTGGAGTTGTGGAAGCAAGTTCCTGAAATCCATTTACAAATTGATAAGCATAAACTGTGTCGAAAAAGACTGTTGAATCTATTCCTACTGTTGCAACATCTCTTTTGCATATTCCCATGACTGGAAGTGTCGGATAATATGCTCCTGAAATAGTCGATGTTGCCGGTCCTACTGCAGCAGATGAGATAATTGTGACGATACCAGTTGCATAATTGATCGTAGCCGACGTTATTGGTCCTACTCCTGTCACAACCATGATACCTGTTCCTGTGGAATCCGTTAATGTCTGGCTGATTGGAGCTGCAAAAATAATTACAATGGGTGTTATATTTCCTGGCTCTAGTGAAGCATTTGGCTGCCCAATAATTCCTAAATGAGTAAAAATATTATAGGAATTTGATCCAATGACTAAACTTGTACTTCCTCCTGAGACAGTTTCTAAAATTCTTCTCAATCTTCCAATTAAAACTGAACCATCACGCTTTTTTGTTCTTTCTCGGAAGACGTATGCATTTTGTAAATTGGAAAAAGCTTCATTGGCAAGCATCAAAGGTTTGCGATCGGTCGTTAGACCTCCACCTGGATAACCGCCAATTAAAACTTGTTGGAATGAAGACATTAAAAACCTATTGCTGTCCAAAAGAAACCAAGTGCATCATCTGATAAACTTGATTGTCTCCATCGAAATTGTGTTTTTGTTAATTCTGGAATTGCTTCCACATATACTTGACCTGCATGATCTGTAGTGGAACCACTTGATATAATCATTCCAAATGTAATGCTTATAGGAAAAGTCGCAAATTCTTTAGGAAAAATTACTATTCCAGTTGCAGCTGTACTTGAAACAAGACCGCATTGAATTACTAGTCCTCCTGGAAGAAAAGAATTAGCATTACTTAGAGATTTAGCAGGAGTTCCTGGACCTGTTAATTGAATGCCTGCTCCTCCTCCCCTAGACATAAATAATTCTCCTGCTTCTAATCCAAGAGGGCCAGCAGCTTGAGAGTATAAGGTTTCAAATCCTGCACCAAAAATTCCTGGAGGCAATGTAGGTGTACTTGTAGTTGAAGTGTTTTTTAAGGAAACTTTGGTGTGAGATCCTGCCGAAACTTCATTTTGATCTTGATGATCGACACTCAAAGCTTGAAATGTTCCATCAAGATTATTTCTTATGGTTGTTTTTGTATTGCCAAGAGATGAACCATCTGGAGGATAACCAAGAGTAAATGTAGGAATTGCCATAATTATTTCCTTAAACTGCTACTGTTGCGATGGGTTGAGTATCTTGGGGTCGCTTTAACTTTCTTTTAGCTTCTGCACTTATTGGAGGCTGAACCGTTTTTAAACGTTTATTTAACTTCTTTTCTTTTCCTTTAATGACAACCATTTCATTCTCACGTTGTTGATTTTCCTACAAATGGGCCACCACCCATATTTACTTTCTTATTCGGTGGCGTGACTATTTTCTTTTTCTTGATTACTGGTTTTTTTATCTTCATTTGAAATCTCATTATAAATTTTGCATACATGCTCGCAACACTTAGCATAAAGTTTCAAATCTTCATCTTCTTCATTGCAAACAACATTACCTTTTAAAACCAAAGTGGTTCCGAAAAAATTATCATTCATGACATGCCAAAGGTTTAACTGATTTATTTTTAATATCTTCTTTATCTAAAAGATCTGCCAAGCCTTCATCATCAATGGTAAATTCATGCGAAATTGCTAATTTGACAATATCGGAAGGTCTAATCCCATACCAATCTTTTAATTTTAGGCAATCATCAGGCGTTAAATGCTTATTTTCTTTTTTGAAAACTTCTACGAGAAAATTACCTCCACGCTTAACCGTTCTATAAGCGCATTGAATCCAATGTAAATGCAATTGATCTGTCATATTGAACCGAATCCTGTGCCAAAGCCACCTTGACTATAATTTTGCGTTAATTGATCTGTATAAATAGTTCTAATTTGCTGTTGGCCTATTTGTGCATATGTTCTTGTCTCAATAATGTCATATCGCTCTTTTAGCATTTTATCAATATAGATGACACCATCGCTATCTAATCTATTTTCAAATATCTTTTTAGAAGCTCCTACAGCTAGAATTTCCCACCATTCGCTTAATTCTGGATTTCCTGATAAGTCTGCAGCAATTAACGCTTGTATGGGTTGTCTATAGCAGGTTAATTCAATGGTGTAACCGGCATTTGGCACTGGAGCAAGTGTAAATTGGTTTTGGAAAAACATGATCGATAGAGGAATTGATAGGACTTTGGGATTGTAGGCTATTGATATTGGGACACCGTCTGGAATAGCTTCATTGAAAAATAATCCTGTTATTGCTCCAGTTTGGTAATTTATCTTAGCTGTTGCAATGGTAGGATCAGCAGCGGCATATTGACGGTAATAGTTAAATCCGAATTGCTGTTGTGGAAGATTGCCAGATGAAGTGTCAAAGATTTGAATTAGATTGCCATTGCCATCATCCGTTACGTTTTGCGTATCTCGGTAACCTGCATTAGCTGATATTAAAATGCTTTGAACGCGACTCTGCGGGAAATAAAGGTTTGATCCACCTGTAACTCCTGGACTGCGAGTTATCAAGGCTCCTGGGTCATTATTGACGCTGGCAATGAAAGGCGATGCAATTGTATTTCCCGAATAAGGACCTTTTGTCCCATTACCAAAAGCAAAATTATTGTCTATCTGCTGCCAATTGTAATTCACTCCATAGAAATTCCATGGATCAGTAAAAAGTTTCAATTCGCGTTTGGCGCAATAGCAAGGATTGTTTACAGTAATGTAAAGTTCGCTATTGAATGGATAGACATCTTGGCCTATATTTGTCGTAAATGTATAAACATCTTTTAACTTTAGAGAACGAAATTTAGCTGGCAAATCATAGCTATAAAAACTATGCATTTGTTGCACAATATAGGCATCTGTCACCTGAAATGAATTGCTTGAACCAGTTAATTTGCGAGTTTTAGTTATCGCATCTGATAAAGCTGGAAATTTGGGGAACGTTGGGACAAATGTCATAATATCGGTTCGTTATCAAAGGCATCTTCCAGAGTCACAGTTGCAGTTCCAAGGGGAATTCCTGATCCTGCTGGGACGGCTACACAAGGTATCTGTCCATTTTCTGTAAATATAAACGGATAAAATTGTAAAGAGTCTACTTCAATCGTCACTGTGTTTTGTGTTAAAGCAATTATTAAAGCCTTCTGATTATTCAGTTGAATCATACCATTTTGGGGAGGGATACGAAAACTTATCCACTCCCCAAGAGTAAAATTATGATTATTAATAAAAGTCACAACAGCATCAACTGCTTGAGTTATGTTTTCTATATATTGTAGGTTAGGTATGAAATTAGTCCCAAAAGGAGGGCCAAAGTCTGAGGGTTGAAATACGCTCATTACATAACATCCATAGGTGTAAATCTGACTCTAGAAATTGTTTCGTAAGATCTAGGGGGCTTACCACCTTCAAATGGCAAAGCTAAATTATATCTACGTACTTTCTTTTTAGTGTTATTTAAATGTTTAACATGACCCATAGGCATATCACAGATTTCACCATGGACAAGTTTAATAATTTGAATAGGCTCGCCTGGATATTTTCTATATGAATATTCTAGCCATCCTCCTTGAGCATCGATAAATTCAAACATGCCTTTGCAAAGTTTGTCATCTTTAGCACGATTTTCTTTGATCAGCTTTTCCCTTTCTTGCTGAGGCATTGTATTTTTTTGTTTTCTTCCTAATTCTCTGACTTCCATGATTTATCCTTTAGTTATTGGAAAAGGTCAGTCACTCACCTTTTTGTGAAATGACTGACCTTTTTATTATGCGTTAGTAATTGCGTTGTTAAAATCTGCTTTGAATGCCATGACAACCATGTTGGCACTTGCTGGGCCAACTACGGAAAGTCCTAGATTCATCACATATTGCGCTCTATTATCAAAGGCATCCACGAGGTTTGTTCCTGGAGGAGACTGAGGAATAGTTGCACTTCCATTCAATGGAACTACGCCCGAACCTGCTGGAAAACATGTTGCTGGTGAATCACCATTTGCAAAAGCTGCCGATGTCGGATATGTAAAGGTGGTGAAACCTGTAGTATCGTAATCGATAGTTATGGATGATTCACTTGCTGTATTAGTTGATACCAATACTCTAGCTGGGCCGGCTTTTGGTCCTCCAGTAACACTTGTTGCATTTCCAGTTAAGAAACTTAACTGAGTCATGCCATAAGGCGTAGGAATATTGAAATCAACCAATTCGCCAGGAGTAAAGTTATTAGGTCTTGCAAAATAGACTTTCGCCTGTGTTGCCTGACTAATAAACAATACTTGTCTTGAGGATGGATACATAAATCCAGGATAAACTTTTTGAAGAAATCCTGTTGTACCATTACCAAAAGAAACTCCTCGCGCAGTTTCCGCAGTAGCTGCATAACCTAATGTTAAACTAACTCCTGCACTCACTGCCGTCACTTGAAATAAAATGCCTGACAATTCCAAAGCTCCAGTGACGTTAATGAGACGAATTAAATCGCCTACATTAATACCGGCTGTATTTGCTGTTGATACAACAAATGTAGCTCCGTTTATTGCTGTCATGGCAACGCGTGCAAAAGTAGGGGGATTTGTTTGATCAACAAAAGTAAATCCACCACTTGTACCAGCGGCTAATGCCAAAGCATTCGTGGTTACAGTTTGATTTTTTCCAAGAAAAGCTCCTTGAGCCATGGAACTAAACCATTCCGATTCAATGCCTGTAACGGCTGTTGCATCTCCCCAATTTGTTATATCTTTGACGAAAACCCAATCAGGTTTGTCTGTCATAGGGATATTAACAGCAACGGGAGTTGCAGGATTTGTATAATCCCACTTTCCAACAAAACTATATGGTAACATAATTATCCTCCTTAGATTCCAGTAGAACGAAGATTCTGGATCCAAAGGTCGTTAGTTATGCACTGTCCTTGATAGAACGAGCAACCTGCTGTATGTCTTAACCATTCTATTACTTTCAGCAACAGCTTGCTTACTGACCAATTTCTTGGCGGGGAAACCGCTTCGAGTTCCCCTCTACAGGTTTCCTCTGTAGTTTGGACTATCGCATCGCCTTTCGGCGTCCAAAGATTTAGTCTCTCACGCTGGTAATGTTGTTCTATGTTCCTCACCATGACATGCACGACAAAGCCAAACGACTTCCAAAGGCTTTGTATAATCATGATGATGTCCATGTGGCATACATTTGTTTTTACATTTTTCACAATGATCGGGTTTAAAGAGATGTCCAAATTTAACCGCAAGTGCGACATAATTATGGCATTCAATTTTTTCTCGATTCCTTTGTCGATAGGCTTTTGTATTCGCATATCCATTTTTTTTTCTTGATTCTTTAAGCTTCTCAAGGATTTTTTCTTTATTCCTATGATAATAAGCTCTTTGATTCTTAAGAATCTTGTCTGGATTGCGTTTAGCCCATCTTTCATGCTTTGCAAGACAAATGTCAGGTCTTTGCTTATAATATTCACGACCTTTGGCAAGCCGACAAACTTTGCATTGTTCGCCATAACCATTTTTTCCTTTCTTGCTTTTGTAAAAACAACTGTATAATTTTTCAACTTTGCAAACGGTACATATCCTTGTATTTTCCATAAAATCTCCTTTGTTGGAGTTTTATTATATACTGTAGGATACATATTGTCTAGCATTTTTTTACCTTGCGCCTTGTCGCCATAACTATGCTGCAAGAGCATAATCGTAGACTTCCAAGTCAATTACTTCGGATTTTACATGCACATTTTCTGTTTTTATGCATGGATCATTGTTATACCCTGGAGGCAGATAGATAAAGCGAGCCTTACCACCTGCTTGCCACACAACTTTATAAGACTCTTTAGCAGCGACGAAGCAATTTGCCACGTCATTACCAAGCATAGAAGCATTCAGGGAAACTGAACCTTGCTCAGATGCAAAGAATCGTACGTTATTAGCTCCACCGATTTCGGTAGTCAATGTTTGGCTGATATTTGGATACTGGAATTTCTTGATAAAACCAGTCATGCCATATAGCACAGGGATCATACGTGTTGTTAACATACAGCCGTACGCATCGCCAATCGGACTTGTGCCAAAGCGCAATTCCGCTTCCACGATATTCGTAATGTATTCAGCAGAATTGTTTTGCAACACTGTGAAGACATCATCCACGTCAAGGATTGTCATCTCGGTCGGAATGTCGCCATTCGTTCCATTGACGCAATTTATAATACTTGCACTTGATTCTAGGTTATCACGTTGAAGAGCATCCTGGGTTTCTCTTAATGACTGGCCTAAACGGGCTGCAGCACTATTGAGGACAGGATCTTCGTTGGTGATTGTGACTTGACGGGTTAA